CTTTACGACACTTATGACGAAGAAAAAAGCACATAAACCTGGCTCGGCAACCATTGCGCTCAACAAGCGTGCCCGCCACGAGTATTTCATTGAAGAAGAATTCGAAGCTGGCCTGGCGTTACAGGGCTGGGAAGTTAAATCGCTGCGTGCGGGTAAAGCCAACATCGGTGATAGCTACGTGATCTTCAAAGACGGCGAAGCCTTTTTGTTTGGCGCGAACTTTACGCCACTGACGGTCGCCTCTTCACACTACGTTTGCGATCCTACCCGCACCCGTAAGCTACTGTTGAACAAGCGTGAGCTGGATTCCCTGTTCGGGCGCATCAACCGCGAAGGTTATACCGTGCTCGCCCTGTCGCTGTACTGGAAGAACGCCTGGTGCAAAGTGAAAATCGGCGTGGCAAAAGGTAAGAAGCAGCACGACAAACGTAACGACGCGAAAGACCGCGAATGGCAGGTCGATAAAGCGCGCATCATGAAGCACGCAGGCCGTTAATTTCAGCGCACTTATTGAGCGATTCAATAAGTTAGCGTTCCGGGGTGGTATCCCGGCTACGAGTTCTGGTATACTTGCTGTAACACTATTGGGGCTGATTCTGGATTCGACGGGATTTGCGAAACCCAAGGTGCATGCCGAGGGGCGGTTTGCCTCGTAAAAAGCCGCAAAAAAATAGTCGCAAACGACGAAAACTACGCTTTAGCAGCTTAATAACCTGCTAAGAGCCCTCTCTCCCTAGCTTCCGCTCTTAAGACGGGGATCAAAGAGAGGTCAAACCCAAAAGAGATCGCATGGATGTCCTGCCTGGGGCTGAAGTGTTAAATCTAATCAGGCTAGTTCGTTAGTGGCGTGTCTGTCCGCAGCTGGCGTGCGAATGTAAAGACTGACTAAGCATGTAGTACCGAGGATGTAGAAATTTCGGACGCGGGTTCAACTCCCGCCAGCTCCACCAAATAAAACAAGGGGTTACGTTAAAACGTAGCCCCTTTTTTTATGTAATGTCCACTTTGCGTCCACTAAGTTCAAAACTGACCCTCTGATGGAGTAGATATGGGACGGCCAATACCTCAACCTGTAATATCTGTTGTTGCTGACTTCGCTGCAAGCACTGAAACCCATGCCAGTTTGGATAGTTTGTTTGCCTATGCTGATGCGCCTGGGGAGCCACCCGAAGGTTCTAAGCACGTTAAAGCTCTCGAATGGTTAAGGCGTATTAATAAAGAGTCTGATGAACCATTAGTTTTACTTGGCCGATTGATTGAAAACTATATGGAGTCAGAGTTACCCGCCAATCCATACTACGAGTGGGAAAAAAAGAAAGTTGAATTTGTAAAAAAAATACCAGAACTACTTGGTCGTTACGGGCTGAACTATGTGACTGGCGGTTACGTTACTGATGGAGCATCAATAGCATCCCTTTCCCTGAAAGAAGCTATCCAGAAACGTAATACTCCAGCAGTAGAAATGGAATTCACAAGGGCTCTAGAAAACTTGCATACTGACCCAAGAGAAGCAGTATCAGCAGCCTGTAATATATTAGAATCAACATTTAAAATTTTTATCGCAGATGAAAACCTGCCGATTCCTGCGAAGCAGGATTTGCAGGGTTTATGGAAGACAGTTCGTGAACATCTAGGCCTTGACACTAAAGCGGTAGAAGATGAGGATTTAAAACGCATTTTGAGCGGCTTATATTCACTCACCGATGGTATCGGCTCGCTAAGAACTCATGCCAGTTCAGCTCATGGGGCAGGACGTAAGATTTACAATCTCAAGCCCCGACACGCACGATTAGCCATCAATGCTGCGCACACACTAACTATGTTTATTCTTGAATCGTGGGATGAAAAAAAAGAATAAGCAAGTTATGAACCCATCATGTTCTTAAGATGATGGGTTTTTTGTTGCCTATAAATCAAACCCTTCTAAATCAAGACATTACGTATCACCTAAAATGCTAATGGCGGCAAAATGGCGGCATAAAATTGAGAGTAGATTAGATTGTCCGCCTAACATTTGCAGTGTTCCCCTACTGACGAGCCAGTCAATAAAAAACTTGATAGGATAAGTTTCCACTCCATAAAAGGTGATTTTATGACTCTTGATTATCCACATATCGTAGTTCTCAAAGGCAGACAATGCGGAACTCGTTGGAACAATACCAGCGGGGAAATGCAAATAGCAGTGATGGATGAATCCTATCGGCTGAATCTGGGGGATTTTGTGGATGTTTTGATAGGGGGCGAAGGCGGCAAAATCCAAAAATTTAAAGTAATTAGCCCCCCCATTTTTCGTGAAGGTGCCTTTCGAGAGAAAGGGGCAAAGTACAGGTTAATGTTTAAAGTGGCTGAGGTATGAGAATAACCAAATTTAAGCTGAGTCGATTCGCATGATTTTTCTTTCAAACGGCTCACTTATGGATTAAATGTTTTTCGTTATTTCAGTTTATAAAAAGTACTTATCCCCTACCTAACCCGCAACGGCTAAGGCTTTGCGGGTTGTCCCTATCTGGCTTGCCTTGCTTGATTTGATCTCCTTAGCCTCACCTAAAGTTTAAAAAATTATTATTTATCTGTAAGTTACGATTTTAGATAGATCCTTGTTTGATCCACAACACTGAAATAAAGTGAAATTCTTTTCAATGTTTTCAGTTCTGGTTCTCCGCGAAGCCGCCAGCGGTGGCGCGCTCTGGCGGTCAGGTTTGTAGAAAAATAAAACTGAAAAATTTCTACGATCCAGAAACCGCAGGCGGGTGCGGTGTAGTGCCGTTTTTGTCTGCGACACGTTTATTTTGTGGCTGCGCCGCTGCGCCAGCCCTGCGGTGTGCGTCTGATCGTTTCGGGGTGTTCAGTGCGGGTGGGTTGTCTGCTGATGCGCCTATGGCGCGTTCTGGTGCGTCTGGTGAGAGGGCGTAAAAAAGCCCGCGCGTTGGCGGGCAAAAGGTGCATTTATTCAGGCAATTATCTGTTCGTACTTCCCTCGCGTTACACCTGCCTTGCTGGCCGTTTCCGTAAAGGCGCTCGCCTGGGTTGGCGCACCTGTTCCCGGGTGCGTATGCCCGGCGCACTGCTGTGCCAGTTCTGCCAGCAGATCGATGGTATCCAGCAGCATGGTCAGGGTGTTCGTGCTCCCGGTGCCGATATGCACCGTATCGCCGATAATCTGCTGACCCGCTGCCACGCTCTTACGCAGGGCGGCAATCTTCTCTGTCAGCGCACCGCCCGACTCAATATCAATATTCCCGCCCACCTTGCTGGACAGCCGACCTTCAATATCCGTTTCACCATCGCCTTTTATGCTGGCCAGATAGTTACCCCCTGCAGCCAGCGCATAATCGCCCGTGGTGACTTGCTGAATCACCCCGGCCATCAGCGTTGCTGTGCCGATCACCGTGGTTTTATCCGTGGCTTTGATGGTCGTTTCACGCGTCACCAGTTCACGGCTTTCCGTATCGGCGGTGACGGTACGCACCATAGATGTTTCACGAATAGCCTGATCGGTCTGCCGCTCCCAGTCGCCGCCCTGGGTAACGCGCTGCGATACACCATCACGTTGCTGCTGCAGCTGTTCGCCCGGCTTCACATCCGGCAGGCTCGTCCCTTCCGGCATGGTCTGGCGCACAAACGGCTTGTCCGGGCGCCCGCCCGTAAATCCGACTTCTACCAGCGTGCCTTCCGGCGGGAACTGAAACATGCCCGAATCATTCCCGGCCATCGGAACCGGCAGCGGTACGGCAGAGTAAACCGGGGTTGTACTGTCCGGGTTGCCGTCGGCGTCAAGCAGCTGCACATCCACCGCATAACGCGGGCGGTAGGGATCAGCAAAATTCCCGCTGGATACGGGTTCACTGGCTGCGACCACTCGCGCCATCTTCGGCACATGCAGGCCGCTTGCCAGCTCCGGGTAATGGCTTTCAATCTGTCGCTGCATCGGTGTTTTTTGCAGTGGTTTCCCCGTGGCTTTGTTGCGCGGCGTCCAGGTGATCGCCATTGTGTCATTGGTCAGCGCGACCCGTGTCAGGCGTTCGCCGTTCACCTCCACGCCTGGGCGCAGGGACTGGATCAGCGGCAGCGTCATCGTATTGCCGCCCGCTGCGCCCTGGCTGAACTCATAGGGGATTTCAACCGGACGCCCGGCGAACAGCGCCGCCTCTGCACCGCCTGCATACATCGACCCGTCAGGCAACTGATACCAGACGTAATCGTTAATACCGAACGCTTTACCCAGATTGCTCAGCAACTGGAAGCCCGTACCTGAATGGGTGAAATGCGGGATTGGCGTCCTGCTGTAGCTGGCATCCGGGACGGACACAGTGATGCCGCTGTTTTCCGTCAGCCAGGCAGCGACGTCGCGCAGCGTCGGATGCTGAAATGAACATGGCCACGCCCTGTCAAAGACGCCTGCCAGCTCCCGCACGAACAGACGCATAAACCCTTTTTCAGCGGGCTGCGCACGCTCAACGTACCCGGTAAACCAGCGCAGCAGATGACCGGAATAGCCTACATCAAGGCGCACCATCTTCCCGGTGTAGTCCTGCTCGGTCTGGGCAGTAATAAAGCCCCGGCCGCAGTTGTTCAGCTCCAGCACCAAATTCACATCGGCCACATGGGTTTCATCAGTGGACAAATACAGGCGTTTAACTGGTTTCACTTATTACTCCAGGGCATCGTTTACGGGTTTCAGCACCTTGCGTTCAAACCACGTCATTTTTTCGTCTGATTCACCCGCGCTTGCGGCTCCAGAACCACCTGCCCCAGCGCCAGCACCCTGCGCTTTACTGGTTGCGCGGGAGGTTGCAGCGGCTTCTTTTTTCTCTGCCACGCTCAGGAACTCGGTCAGGGTAAACGTGACAAGCCAGGACATGCGCCCTTCCTGCTGTGGTGCATCAATCGTCCCGGAAAACGAGGCTTCACGCAGATTGACTGCCCGCGCAACATTATTTGCC